CTTGTCCATTCTCTCGTAACATCCTTTCGATGTTTCTGATTCCCATATCGGCTTCCTCTGCCACCACTGACTCCTCAATGAAGTCATCTAGTTCATCACTAGAAGCGTTGACAAAAAGAAATGCTGTGTCTTGTACGACTTGGTATGCTTCTTCCAAGTCACCATGGTCTATCATGTCAGATAGAACCTGCAGGAACTGAAATAAATCAAATGAGTATTTAGGTGTGACTCTTACATCCCATGTGAACTCAACGCCTACATGGTCTAGAAAGTCAAATAGGTCAATGGTGCTAAAGTCACAGTCTGCGGTCTCGCAGTTGACTAAGCCATCCTTATCAGGAAACAACATCAATAACACTTCCAATCTTCTGTTGGAAATATTCTACACCATATTTTAAATACATGCTGTTTACATCCTCACCATCAGGCATCTGTACTACAACCAAATTGCCTAGTTCTTTAGCGAGATGTTTAGCGAAATCAGTACCAGCGCTATCGCCGTCAGCAAAAAGAAATACTTTGTCAAAGTCTGCAAGTAAGCGCGTGTAGTGCTTCTTCCAGTTGTTGACTCCTGGGACACCCACCGAAGGTATACCACACACAGTATCGAGCGTAATCGTATCGATTTCACCCTCACAGATAGATATATATGAGGTGGCTTTGAAGAACGCACCAACGTTATAGAGATGGGTAGTCGCACCCGTAAGCCCCATATACTTCGGCTCCGATAAATCCATGGAACGGAATCTAAGGTCAACCACCCCTGAACGCGTGATGTACGGAATCGCAAGTCTGTTGACATAGTTCTCATGCCCCGTCAGTGGCTCTAGCACGACGCCCAATCGAGCGCGAGTTGCCTGCTCTAGAGTTAGACCCCGCTCTGCGAGATAGTCCTCCGCCTCGTGTAGAGCGCTGTGGTAAAACTTTGCCGCTTTGGTTAAAGATTCTCTCTGCGATATTGATTGCTTCACGAAACTCAACTCCTTCTTTCTGCATAATTATAGCATAGCCATCACCCTTCATCTGACAGGCGAAACAACAGAAAGCGTTGTCATCTCTGGTTGCTGATGCAGATGCGTGGCTATCACTATGGAACGGACACTTCATACCAAACCAACCACGTCGAGTCGGTACGTTGCCACCATAGTATTCAAGAATAACTGCTATATCGGGTTTATCATACTTCACTTCTCAAGGACCTTTCTGAGTAAATCAATCCATACATGTACAGGCATAGTAGCATACCAATCTCCAGGATTACCCCGTCCCTTTCGCTTGTGCACTACTACGCCTGTCCACGCCTTGTCGTTAGTCATCTCGACTATCAACTCTTCTACCCAGCCAGCCAAATCCATCTTGGCATGGTTCTTAATCTCGATGGTAACTCCAGGAATCCCAGAGATATCACCTTTATCGAGGGTCGCGCCAGCAAGTCTACGGTCTACATATGGAAACCATTCCTTGAGGTATTTTACTACATCTCGTTCGGCTCCTGCACCCTTAGCCTTGGCAGCGCGACCACCCATTACTTAGTACCAGCCGTAACGATTATGGAAGGCTAGTGCCTTCGTTGGAGTTCCGTAACGGTGCTGGATATATTTCAATCCTAAATCAATCTGACGTGCCATTGGTGTCTTCTCATCCATGTTTAACATTTGAGGGATACCATAGGCGGAAGAGTGTGGGTTATCTGCTGTATAATCCCAGCGAGATTCTTTATCCCACAAAGCAAAGAGTGCGTTCCACTCATGCTTACTCTTGTATGTTGCAAGCACTTGGTGCTTAGCGATTCGCTTTGCCAGTTTCTTCATTTCTGATAGAGAAACGTGGCTTAGATTCTTGCATGTTGCTGTTGCGTCTACTGCCCGCATCTGTCCTTGTAGGAATATCGCACCCACAGCGTGAGGCAAAGTGCCCACAAAGACTACAGCAGCCATTATCCAAGCGTATGTTGTCAGTTTCATTATTACTCCTCAATTGGCGCGGTTGCCTGTGTTCCACAGTCAGCACACTCCATATCTAGAAAATACATACTGATAGTACCATACTCATCGAATGATACTTTCAGGTTCCATATGAAACTCCCACAGATGCACACAGTGGTAGGTTCACCACGTATGTCCATCGCCCTTGTATAATCTGGTTTTAGTTCGGTTATATGTTTAGTCATCATCTACCCACTCATCAGGGTCTACGCTAGTGGTAGGAAGCCCCCAATTAGGGTCAGGAATGATAGGGTCGAAGATGCTCATTTTAACCTTTCAGAGATGTCAGAGACATCCATATATTCAGGGTTAAAGTTTAACCAATAGGCAGTATTGCCTGATGGGTCTGCCTTTCCATACCGATTCTTCACTGGTGCTACGGCAATAAAGCCAGGGGCATCAGTACCCACGGTACAGATTAAAGCAGGTAACTGTGCAACCATACCCTGCAGAGCAGAGCGTGGTTGACACGGTGTACCTGTGTAGGACTCCTTCGTATGATGAAGTACTACAACAGCAGCGTTAGTATCTCTTGCGAGGTACTTGAGTTCTTTTAGAGTTGAGCGCATGTTCGCAAACTCTTCTCCGCCATCGTTAGCAATATCCATAAGGTTATCGATAACAATGAGAGTCGGCGAACAGCCCCACAACTCCTCGAAGGCAGACACCTCTTGGTCAAGGTCATCAAGCGTTGGGCTTGACTCGAATGACCAAAAGATGTGCCCCGAGTTTTCGTTTATGGTCTTACGACTACCAGCAACATCAGACTCAAGCATGTGTTCTGCATCAGTCTGAGGCTTGCCAGTAATCATAGACAGCAGGCGCATAGCCATAGTATGAGCGTTAGTATCAGCGCTCACATACAGTGTTGGAACCTTGGCACGAAGCGCAAGGGCTAAAGCAACGGAAGACTTGCCAGCACCAGGTGTACCAGCAATCATCGAAATTTCGGCACGTCGAAATACGATTTTGTTAATATCAAAGGTACGAAAGACTGTCGGTAGCGGTTCGCCACCTATGTCCTTCGAGCCTACGGCGCGGGCAAGTGTTCTCATTGTTTAGAAACTGTTCCATTCTGCATCGCCACGGCGAAGCCATACTGGTTCGCACTGGTCAGGAGTTCCCTTAGGAGAAGGGCACATATATGCCTTCCAAGGTCCCTTCGCACCAGAGCCTGTACGCTGTGACATTACACCATGCTTACAGGATTTGCCAGTTGGTCCTACAGTGGATGCAGGAGTTTGTGTTGGATGTGCAGTGTGGTCCACTTGTGCGTTAGGAAACGCAGCGCGGATGTTTTCTGTTGCTTGCGATAGGTTGTTGGGTGCGCCAGCAAGTGACTTACCCATTTCTACGAGTAGGTCTTGTGATTCTGTCACGCCTACCACTGATTCAAGTGCTTCACAGAAGGCAGCGTATGTCTCAGATGAGACTACGAAGATTCTTCCGTCAGGCAACTTGCTACTGACTTGGAAATTACCAGTCATTGGTTTTTCTCCTTTTCTTGTTCATGTTTGAACCCTATATTGTCCCATGCATCAATCATGTCGTCGATGCTTCTTAGCACTGGAACGATGCTAGTTAGTAACGTGTCCATTAACGTACTTACAAGCAGATACTACACCACATCTGCCACAGTTAGACAAGTTAGGCAGGAAGATTGTATCTTTTCTAGCCCTATCAAAAGTATTGAGGATATCCTCTACGCGTTCAGGGTGCAGGTTATCGAGACTCCATAGAGTCACATGACCAGTACGCGCATCCCAGAAGCCTGCTCGATGAACAGAAATCCCCTGCTTCTGCAGAGCCCACGCATAGACTGCGAGTTGCAAAGGATGCCTCTGGGATGACGCGCCTGTTTTGATATCGAGGAGCACCCGATTCCCCTCGAAGTCGACCATAACGCGGTCAATTGCCATCTTGACTGTTGCGTCATCTATCTCTATCTCGTATTGCTTTTCAACAAAATCTTCATAGACTGACCAGTTCTTGCGGAACTCAATCCACTTCTCTAGCATCCAGATGCCCTCACCATACCACCATGACATGTCTTCCTTCTTGGCATACTGCCAATACTGCATGTCGCCGTGTAGTGCTTCATCTTCGGCTACTTGGTCAAACCAGACCTTGTTCCAGATGCTTTCAGCATCCCCACCCTCAAGGTCATAGACTTCAGTTGCTTTATGGACGGCTGTACCGCCAGTGAACCAGACGGCATGAGGCTCTGATGCGCCTTCTACCTTGGTTAGATAATACTTCCAGCCACATTCTTGCCACGTGCTGAAAGAGGAATAGGAAATATGCTTAGGTAATGCGTTCATAGTCAGAGTGTAACACATTCGCAGGGTTCGGAGTAGTCAAACTCGCAGTAGTAGCAACCCATAAATTCCCCACAGGATTTACAGATATATCTGAACTGGCTTTCGTCACAGCAACGATGCATTACATCGATGATGTTGTAGTACTCATTGGAATCGATTATCTTTGTCATACCCACAACCTACCATACGGGTTTCTTAAATCCCTGCCTGAATCTGGATTTTAAGAAACGCCCCCCTACCCCCCAAAAAAAAGATTGGTGGTTCAGGGGAGCGATGCCAGATTAGGCTGTTGCCGTCATCCATCATTTGAAGTTTCCGCCCCACGGTTGCCCGCCCGAATATGATACACTAAGCACATGCAGAAACGAATACGAAACACTTGGATTAGTTATGGGCGATTCTCTGGATTTGCCCTAGGATTTAATATCAGCAAATATAGCATTGGACTAGAACTAGGGTTCTGGTACATAGCATTGGAGTTATAATGGCTACTTACGAATATGAATGTCCTGGCGATGGTGAACTGGTCCTGGTAACAAGAGGGATGACTGAGCCAGAGGGTGAGTACTTCTGTGAGACCTGTGGAGACAAGATGCGCCGTGTCTTTAATGCACCGCCTGTCAAGTTTAACTCCACGGGATTCTATTCAACAGGCGGATAAACAGAAAAAACCCCCCATCTTAGTATTTCTACTAAAACAGGGGGTTTCTGGTAGGCAGAGCCTACTTCTTTAAGCCAAATTCCTTTGCTGACTTATCAAGGTACTTAGCAGCAGGTCCAACAAATCCAGCGATGAAGGCGTAAACCAACACCTTTGGGTCTGTTTCTCCTGCCATGTATAGAGCCACTACTGCAGCACCTGCTGCACGAGCATAGGTGAGTCCTACTTGCTTAAGGGTATTGATATCCATGGTTCTCCTTTACTTAATGTATCTTAGCCTTTACTTAAGACTTAAATACAGGCTTGCCAAATCCTACCACATAGACTGGTAGAGACTTCTTGAGAGCCGCGCCGTTCTTCTTCTTATAAGCACGCTTCTTCTGGCATACTTGACCGCCATTACGCTGGTCGCCCTTCTTATCTGGGGCTGTGTTGCCTTCGATGCAGGTTACAGTTCCGTCTCCGTTGTCTCGAACCACGATTCCAACATGTGAGATACGGTCAATCCCATCCCCAGGAAAATCGAAAAATACGATATCGCCAGGAAGCGGAGTCGCTTCTTCTGCTGCTTCCCATTGGTCTTTCTTGATGAAAGCCTGAGCACCAGCAAGCGTGCTAACAACTGATGGAATCTTGAGACCGACTTCATTTGCACACCAATTCACGAAAGAGCCACACCAAGGCAGGAAGTTAGCCTTAGTGAAAGCACCATACTTAGTTTCATTATCCTTTGGACCTTCGATGACGCCGATTTCTGCTCGGGCTGCCATGATAAATTGATTACGCTGTCCCATTACTCACTCGCTTTCTTGTCAACCTTAGCAAAGGCTGCGTTGATTTCTTCTGCTGTCAGATTTCCATCTGCTAGATAGAAGCGGGCTAGGGCTTCAAGGACTCGTGCTGCACCTAATGCACCAGCGAGAGTTGCTGCCTGCCATACTTCAATTCCTACTAGGGAACCTGCCCCAATAACTCCAAGAGATTCTGCTGCGATTACAGCAAAGATTCTCATGAGTACGTTTTTCAATGTATCCATTATTCGTCGTCCTTTAGGTTGCGTAGATTTAATGTGACTGTCCAGATGATTAGGCAAATCACAATTGCATAACCAACAACTGTCTTAGCGGAGCCTTCAAGGACTACCCAAGCGACGAACATCCCAAGGAGTGTCCATAGTTGATTGGCAATATCTGATAGTAATTTCTTCATTATGGTTTTCTCCTATATGCTGCTGTTGCTGCAGCGCCTGCTGCTGCTTGGGTGGCTATACCGCCAGCGATGATTGCCGATACGACTACATCTTCTGCCGTTTCTCGCACGTCGGGTGGGAGGTCTGCTCCGACACTTCCAAGGGCAGCAAGGGCTGCTCCTGGGTCGGTAAATACTGTTGCTAGAAGTTCGCCTGGGTCTTGCAATAATGCAACTGCTATGGCTACTTCTGCGGTTACTACGACACCATTCTCAAGTTCTACTGGAGTCTCTGGTTCTAATGCTTCAAGGTCTGTATTAGATGTCAAAACCACAACTTCTGGTGTAGACTGTGGCTCTACTACAGGAGGTGCAGGTTGAGACACAGGTTGCACAGGCTCTACTGGCGGTTCCGCTGGTGGCTCTTCCTGAGGAAGTGGC